TTCCGTGTACGTGTCACCGCAACAACTGACAATAAGGTGCCTAAGGGGCGCATTTCTGGCTTCTTATACGAGGTGCTTGGCAATCAGCAAAACTATGCAATCGGTGATCGCCCTAGCGCAACAATTACAGGCACATCCACTACGGGCAACACACTTGCCGTAACGGTTGCAGCCACTGTCGTGGAACGCCCAGCAGCAAGCCTTCAAGATTTTCCTGGTCAAACCAAGGCATACGACGATAACAGCATCAGTTACACGGTTATTGATGCAGACACCACTGGCACTTGGGCGAAAGGTGAGCAGACAAACTTTGAAGTCACCGTCAGCGCTAACAACCCATTCCGCAAAGCAGGCACAATAGTTGGCGTGCAGTTGTGGGCACTGGGATTAAAAACTGTCAACATCCCAGCAGAGATTACCGCTGAACGTTTCTTTGAAGAAAACAGTCAAGTTGCTGACATCAGTATCTACAACTCGCTGCTATCCAAGAGCAATGAAAGCGGACCTGAACATGAAATTGTCTACGTCAACGAAAGCATCACCAATCCCAGCACGCCTAACTACAACAAGATGACGCTTGCTGGACTGACGCTAAAAGCCAGCCGTAACTTCACATCGATTGATCAGATCCGCTGCTGGTTGTCAAACGGCATTGAAGTGCAACGCTTTCTGCCATCTGAAGCCGGCACCATTGGCCCTAGCAACAAGTTCACGGATTTGGTCTACTACCTGTTGACCGACAAAACGGCTGGCGCTGGTGGCGTAATTAGCTCAGACCTCATCGAAACTGCCGACCTCACCCGGACCGCAACATTCCTTGAACAGAATAAATTGTTCTTCGATGGAGCACTGGACTCACCGGTAAACCTGCGCCAGTTCATCGCAGACACGGCGCCTTACTTCCTGTGCTCGTTCGTAATTAGCAACGGCAAATTCAGTCTTGTACCTGCTGTACCATCCAGCTCTACTGGTTCAATCGTCAACACGCCGATTCAAATTGCTGCCCTGTTTACCTCGGGCAACATCATCGAAGGCAGCTTCAGTGTCGACTACCTGCAGACCGAAGAACGCAAGGACTTCCAAGCCATCGTCCGTTACCGCAAGGAAAAGAAAAACCAACTTCCTGAAGAGGCCACCTTGTCAGTGCGGTGGGCTGAAAACGGCAGCGACACCCACCCAATCGAAAGCTTTGATCTGACGCAATTCTGCACGTCCCGTGATCATGCGTTTATTGTGGCGCGTTACTTCATGAGCCTGCGCCGCCGCGTCACCCACTCCGTCCGCTTCAAAACCACGCCCTACGGAATCTCACTGGCACCAGGCGACTACATCCGCGTGTTGACAGAAGCCAGCCCATACCAACCCGCCAACAACGGCGTGATCGATGCAGACGGCGACATTACCTCTGTCACCACCCTGTCTGACGGCAACTACAACATCCTCTACTACACCTCATCCAACGAAGAAATCCAAACTGCAGAATTAACGGTTGCCAACGGCAAGGCAGTACAGCCCACCCTGTTCAACACCATCTTTACGCTTGATAATCCAACCGTGTCCAGCAGTACCTATGTGATCGAGCAACTTACGCTGGATGAAGACGGGCTGGTTGATGTTTTGGCGACTGAGTTTCCAACCAACAGCACGTACAACAGTTTGATTGCTCAGGACATTTTGAGTCCCGGCAGCTTCATCACGGAGGGCTAATCAATGGCATACCCCACACTGGTTCCATCCAGCCGCAGCTACAACTCCGGCGACTACCCAGTCAAAACCTTCCGCTCACAGTCCGGCTCGGAATCGCGCATTTTGTACGGCAACCGCCGCACTGGTATGACACTAGAGCTGCAGTACGACAACATCACCGACGCCAACGCCGAGCTTTTCCTAGATCATTACGACGAAACCAAGGGCAGTTACACCACCTTCACCCTGCCAACTGGTGCGCTCAGCGGATGGAGCGGCAACAAAGACGCGCTAGATGCAGCGACCGCAAATAGCTGGCGTTATGACCAGCCGCCTCAAGTAAGCAATGTCCGCCCCGGCATCAGTTCGGTGCAGATCAAGCTCATCGGTGTTCTCTAAACTGTAACCATGGCCAAGATTTACACCGGACGCGACGGCAGCCTTTTGTTTGCCGGCACCACGCAAGCCAAGGTCACGTCTTGGTCGTTTCAGGCTGACGTTGAAGTGCTGGAAACCACCACGCTTGGCGATGCACAACGCAGCTACACGCCAGGCATCCAAGGTTTCAGTGGCAGCGCCACACTTCTGTATTACAAGGCAGACGACGGCAGCATCGACGCCGGCAATTTTCTCTCCAAGGTTATTTCTGCTGGAACAACCGGCATCACCACGTCGGACGTGGTCACAATGACACTGCGTCTAAACGATGGTGCCGACAACAACGACATCAGCTTTAGCGCTTACGTCACCAGCGCCACGATTGGTGCATCAGTTGGTGAAATTACGACTGCGCAGATCAGCTTCCAAACCACTGGCGCATTGACCGCCGCCTCGTTGTCATGAGCGTTTACCTTGGCAGCTACGGCAACGTCTTTCTAAAGCGCAAATCTGCGCAGGGCGACAAGGCATCAGTCGTCAACCCTGCAGACGTAAACGCAGGTCGCCGTCGTTTCTCGTTTGATTTCGAAACCGGCTTTCTGGTATCTGGCGATCAGGTGGAGATCACCTCAACCAACGGCGCCACGCTTGCTTTTGTCACAGCAGCCGGGTGGTTGGATGAAACCGTCCAAAGCTCAGGCAAGTGGTACGTCAACGTTGATGAACTCGGAGGCATCCGTCTGTACAGCACTTTTAGTGCATCCCTCGAAGGCAACGTCGAAGACGCCATCCCGCTTGCTGACATCGTTACCAACATTCCAATCACGGTAAAAATCGCCAACGTCATCCACCGGATGCTGGGTCAGTGCAGTTCGTTTGAGCTGAACACCAACCGCGAAGCTGTAGATACCACCGCTATAAGCGACGAGTTCCGCAGCCAATACTCCACGTTGATGTCTGGTTCCGGCCAGTTCACCGCGTACTGGGACTACATCGACGTTCTGCAACCCGGCGTACAAGAAGCACCGCACTACCTGCTGCAGCTGGCACTACGCACCGAAATTGGCTCGGAGTTTTCCGCCCAGTTCTTCCTCAAGACCAGCGGGTACACCACCGGCAATGATGTTGACCTAGTCAGCGATCAGCTCTGGTACGAAATCGACGGCATCATTACGCAGGCTGGTGTCAGCTTTACGCCTGACGCAGCAGTACAAGTCACCGCAGATTTCGTGACCACTGGTCCTATTCGATTAAAGGCAAAACTTGCCACCGAAGATCGTCTACTTCAGGAACAAGGGTTTGCGATGCAACTGGAACAGGATCCAACGTCCGTTCTGCTGCTAGATAAGGATCAGTAGACTGATACCACGGCATTAAGAGTTATGGCTGACCTCAGGATTAGTGAGCTAGCGGCACTGTCCGGGGCCAACCTAGCCGCCAACGACCTTCTCGCGGTTGTTGATAGCAGCGCAAGCGAAACAAAGAAAATCACCGTTACCGACCTGATTGGCAACGGCGCCACTCTGATTGCAGACGCCACCATCCCGGGCGCAAAGATCCTGTTTGGCACTGCCCAAATCCCTGGCGCTGCTCTTGTCAACGGTGCTGTTGGTTCAGACCAGATCGCGTCCGGTGCAGTTCATTCCTCAAAACTGGCGGCCAACTCCACTGCGCAGATTGTTGCCAGTCTTCCTGCGACCGGCGGTTATGTCGGCCAGCTTGCCGTAGAAACCAGCACCAATAAGGCATACGTCTGGAACGGCAGCACTTGGGTCAGCTTTAAGGCTGCTGGCTCCATCAACCAAATTGTCGCTACTACTTCTGGTCCGATCCAGATCAGTGTTAGCACGGTTGGCGATGTTGCCACGTTGACCGTTAACCCCCAAGTAACAACAACCGGCGGCATCTTCCTTGCTGGTCCTGCTGGTAGTGGTGGAGCTGTTACTGGCCGCGCCATTGTTGGAACTGACCTGCCCACCGCTAGCAACACAGCCAAAGGCGGCGTGATCGTCAACGGCGAAGGACTGCGGATGGATGGCAACACCATCGAAATCGACGCCGATGTGTCCGCCACTGCCACCTATTCGGTGGTAACACATAACGCCAAAGGTCTGGTCACAGCTAGCCGGGCGATCACTGCAGCAGATATGCCCGCCGCAACTGCCGGCGCAAAAGGTGCTGTCCTGCCTGGTACAGGTTTAAGCGTTACCGGTGCTGGCGCACTTAACCACACCAATGCCGTCACTTCTGGCACGGCCACCAAGGTCAGTTTTGACGCACAAGGTCATATCACCAGCAGTAGTTCGCTACTTTCTACAGATATTCCAGACCTGCCTGCAGAAAAACTGACAACCGGAACATTGTCCGCAGCCGTGTTCGGCACAAAGAGTATTTCTGGCGCGAAACTATCCGATTTTTCAATCACAAAGTTTG